AAAGGTTCAGGATCAAGAGGATATTTCATTTACCCAACAATTAGATTCTTGCAACCAACTATAATTAAAGAGTTTGAACAAATTATTTTAGATATAAGAAAAGAGTTTGCTGATGGCTAGTAATAGCAGAACCTTAACCCTTGCAATTGCAGCCGATATTGATGGTCTTAAAAAAGGCTTAGATGATGCAAACAAGGTAGTAAATAAATCAGCCGATCAGATTGCAGATTTTGGCAAAAAGGCTGCTTTGGCTTTTGCTGCTGCCGGTGCTGCCGTTGGCGCATTTGCAATATCTGCTGCTAAGGCTGCTGCTCAGGATGAATCAGCACGCAAAAAACTTGAACAAACTATTCGATCAAATACGCAAGCGACTGAGGATCAAATTGCAGCAATCGACACTTATATCACCAAGCAATCAATTGCGACCGCTACAACCGATGATGTTTTAAGGCCAGCCCTTGGTCGTTTAATTAGATCAACTCAGGATGTAACCAAAGCACAGGAACTGTTAAGCCTTGCTCAAGAAATATCAACAGCGACAGGCAAGCCACTTGAGGCGGTAACCAATGCTTTAGGTCGTGCATATGATGGCAGTAATACAGCCCTTGGCAAACTTGGCCTTGGTATAGATCAAACCACCCTTAAAAGTAAGTCATTTGATGAGATTACTAAAGAGTTAGCAAAGACTTATGACGGATTTATTAAGAATGAAGCCACGAATGCTGAATTCAAGTTTAAGCAATTAACTATTGCTTTAGATGAAACTAAAGAGCAAATTGGTGTTGCATTACTTCCAATAGTGAAAGAATTTGCTGACTATTTATTAGCAACAGTTGTTCCAAATGTTCAGGCTTTGGCCTCTGGATTGACTGGAGATAATAGCGTTACGGCTGGAATTACCGATGCAACAAAAGGTGCCTATGCCTTTGGGCAACAATTAAGATCAACGATAGAGTTTGTCATAAGCATAAAAGATGAATTGTTAATACTTGGTGGCATTATTGCAACTGTATTTGTAGCCAATAAGATAATTGCATTTGTGGCAGCAGTTCAAACATTGATTACCGCAATGGTTGCTTTAAGAGCAGCAGCAACCGCTGCAAGCGTGGCGACTGCTTTTGCAACCGGTGGAGGATCTATTGCTGCTGGTGCCGTTGCCTTGGCTGCTGCTGGTATCGCAACCGGAGTTGTAAGTAGTGCCGTTTCTGGAGGTAATGCTGCAAATACTGCATCGAAGGCTACTGCTGGTCAATTGGCTACTGGAGCAGCAAGGGCTGGCACGACAGTAAATAACATTACAGTTCAATCAGTAGATTCCGAAGGTGCTGCAAGAGCGGTTGCAAAAGTATTAAATGACAGCGCATCAAGATCAGTTCCACAGTTATACAATAGTGGGATAACTAGGGCTAGATAATGACAGTTTGGACACCAGACTGGAAACTAATTGTTTCGGGCATTGATTACACAAACATTGCAATTGCGGATATAACACATCAAGCAGGTCGCACAGATATTTACTCTCAGCCTAGTCCATCTTATATCCAAATTACTTTAGTTGCTTTATCAGGTCAAACTTTGTCATTTGATATTAATGACAGTTTAGATTTACAGGTCAAAGATAGTTCAGGATCTTATGTAAGTTTATTTGGTGGAGATATTACTGATGTAACGATTGAGGTAGGAAATACTGGTTCATTAGCAACTGTTGTTAATTACACAATTTTGGCGATGGGTTCATTGGTAAAACTTGCAAAAGAAATCTACAATGACAATCTTTCGCAGGATCAAGATGGCGACCAGATTTATGAATTGCTTTCTAGCGTTTTGCTTGCATCGTGGAATGATGTCCCAGCAGCGACAACTTGGGCAACCTACAATGCAACTGAAACTTGGGCAACGGCAGGTGGTAATCAAGGTTTAGGCGAAATAGATCAGCCGGGGCTTTACACGATGTCCAGTAGATCAGCCGAGCCTGATACTGTTTATAACATTGCCAGTTTTATTGCTGATAGCGCATTTGGTTATCTTTATGAAGCACCGAACGGAGATATTGGTTACGCTGATGCAGACCATCGTCAAACTTACCTTTTAGCCAATGGTTATGTCGATTTAGATGGCAGACATGCTTTAGGTCAAGGTTTATCAACCATCACAAGATCAGGCGATATTCGCAACGACATTTATATCAATTATGGAAATAATTTTAATTCACAAGCAACCGCTTCAAGTGCGCAATCAATTGCCCTTTATGGCTACAAAGCACAAAGTATTCAATCCGCTATCCATTCAGGTGTAGATGCTCAAGAGGTTGCGGATAGATACATTGCCCAGCGTGCCTTTCCATTACCAGCCTTTCAATCTATAACCTTTCCAATCACCAATTCAGAGATTGATGATAATGATAGAGATAACCTTTTGGGTGTCTTTATGGGTCAGCCACTCAATATTCAAAATCTGCCAGATCAAATCTCAAATGGGGAGTTTGAAGGATATGTTGAAGGATGGCGTTGGAGGACTAGATTTAATGAATTATTTCTGACAATCAATCTCTCCCCTGTGGCATTTAGCCAAGTGGCGATGCGCTGGAATACTGTACCAATTACCGAGGCATGGAACACAATTGATCCAACTTTGACATGGGAATACGCTACAATCGTAGCCTGATAATAGGAGAAAAATGGCAACTACTACAAACTATGGCTGGACAACACCAGATGACACCGCCTTGGTCAAAGATGGTGCAGCAGCAATCCGATCACTTGGAACTTCTGTTGATACTACAACTAAGAACTTAAACCCATCAACAACTCTTGGCGATATTGAATATCGTTCATCAACAGCAAATACAAACACAAGACTTGGAATAGGTACTACTGGTCAAGTATTAACTGTTGCAGGTGGCGTGCCATCTTGGGCTACTCCTGCTGGTGGCGGTGGCAAAGTTTTGCAGGTTGTATCAACTGCTAAAACTGATACTTATACGCAATCAGGTAGCGGTTGGGCAGATGTAACAGGATTAAGCGTTTCAATTACACCAACTTCAGCCACTTCTAAAGTTATGGTATTTGTAAGTTTAGCAGCGTCGGGTGAAAGTGGTGGTAATAATGCTGCCGCAAAATTAGTAAGAGCCAGCACAGATATATTTATTGGTGATACTGCTGGTAGTCGAACTCCAGTAAGTATTGATTTACAGCAAGGTGATACTGTTGGAAACTTCAGCACTAATGCAATGTTTTTAGACAATCCCGCAACAACATCAGCAACAACATACAAAATCCAAACAATAGGCTTGCCGACTGGTGGAATTGTTTATGTAAACAGAGCCAAACTAGATACCAACAGTTCAACCTTTACACGCACAGCCTCATCAATTACAGTATTTGAAATAGGTGCATAATGATTGATTACGCAACAGTTTTAGTTAAAAAATATCCAAACTCAGAGTGGACTTTAGATGGCGATGATTACAAGGGATTAACTTGGTTATCTGATACAACAAAGCCAACTAAGAAACAATTAGATGATTTGTGGTCAGTAGTGCAAGCAGAAATTGCATCTGAAGCCCAAGCAAAAGCCGAAGCCAAACTAGCAGCACAGGCTAAACTCGCAGCATTAGGTTTGACTGTTGAGGACTTAAAAGCACTAGGTTTGTAATGAAACCTTGGTTGTCTAAAGCAGCAGTTCAATTGCGTGAGCAGATAGATGATTCGTTCCCAGAGCGTTTGCGCAAATCTGATGGGTGGATTGGTGATGCTAGACATAGCCTCAGAAAAAGCGATCACACACCGGATGCAACAGGATGCGTGCGAGCGATTGATATTGACGCTCGGCTTTCTGACAACAAAGGGCTTTCAACATATTTGGCAGATCAAATTCGATCATACGGGAAAGCCAATGGTCGCATCAGTTATGTAATACACCAAGAGAAAATTGCTTCATCTATTCTTGGTTGGCGTTGGCGTAAGTACAAAGGCATCAACAAACATAATCACCACATCCATGTAAGTTTCAAAAAAGATCAAGATAAGAATTCAGATTTCTTTCATATCCCACTACTAGGAGGCAACGCATGAAACTATCAAACAAACATAAGGCTGCAATCAAGTCATATATGAGAGCGGTTGCTGCTTCCGGAATTACTGTTGCACTCGCTATCGTGGCAGACATTCATCCAGCCTACGCAACTTTGCTTGGAGCAATTGTTGCACC